AATGGCGGTAATTCTTCTGCTTTTGATTTAATAGCAATTGGTGGTGGTAAGGGTAATGATGCTTGTGGAGAATTTGGATTTAGTGGTGGCAGTGGTGGCGGTGCAGGTGGTGATTTTAATTCTAATTGTTTTGGTAGTGGTACAATAGGACAAGGACATAATGGTGGTAAAGGTAGACAAGGCGGTGGCGGCGGCGGTGCAGGTGGAGTTGGTGGCAGTGCAGGTGGTATTGGACTTTCATCCACAATTAGTGGTGTACTAGTTACTTATGCTACAGGTGGTACTACTGCACTAGCATCAGCAAGTGGTGCTAATGGTAAAGCAAATAGTGGTAATGGCGGTAATGGTGGTAGTAGTGATGGACTTGGTGGTAACGGTGGTTCTGGTATTGTTATTGTCAAATTTTATATTTTAACATAGTATTTATATTAAAACATATGGATTATTCAACATTCAATATTAACAATTTTTTCATTAAAAAGGATAGTACTCTTCCTGAGTTGAAATATCCATTGACTCAGCATACGATGGAGCAATACGATATTACTCCTGACATGCTTGATAATGTCGCAGTGACGTTCTCAATGATAGATGCTGAGACTGGCTTATATCGTATCGCCAACGCACCAGCAAATATAGTATATAATACAGCAAGACCCGAATATCCAGATGAACTACAATTTACTCTCACGTTTAGATTTAAATTGTCCCAAACGAGAGTTGCTGGAAGGTTTCTTGGTGAGTTCAAAATCGATTTTTTGAATCCAGAATTTGGTTGCGGGAAGTTAACGTTGCCCGTAGACAGCCAATTAAATATAGTTATTTCTGACAGTATTACAAAAACTACAGTAATATAGTTGACAAATCCAAATATTTGATTATCTTTGCACGATATTAACTTAATTATGCAAGATTTTGTGTTTCCCGTATATTGTGAAAGAATCTCTAAGAGACAAGCATATTATCTCAGATTTCAATTCAATGAAGGTTTGATTGAAAAAATAAAAAACTTACCCGAAGATTCGAGAAAATGGAATCCCGGTATGATGGTATGGGAAGTTACTACATCATCATTGTTTCTATTAATTAAAAAATATAAGGGTTCTAATAAAATTTATTTTGATTTTGGTAGTGAAGATAGTCGCAAAATTTTTATTCAACAAATTCGTAAAATTGAAATTGCTGAAGAAGAAAAACGTAAATTTATCGCCGACCTTAATATAAAAAAAGAGCAATGGGTTCAATATAAGAAAGAACTTGAAGAAACATATAAAAAGTATAGTGAAGATATTCATAAGTTTTTAAAACCCGGAGTACAACTTTACCCGCATCAAATAGTTAGTGCAATGTTTCTTAATGTTACAAGAAATCTTCTCCTGGCACTAGACATGGGAACTGGAAAATCGTTAATTTCCATTACATATGCTGAAATGAACGCATTCAACAAGGTATTTGTAATAACCCCAAATAGTCTTAAATTTACATATAGAAACGAGGTAGAAAAATTCACAAATTCAAACGCATTTATTATAGGTAAAAAAAATAAATGCACAATTGAAGATGCTAGGTACATTATTGTTAACTACGAATATTTTAATTCTGCTGATTATGATAAAGTAAAAGAGAAATTTAACAACCTTAACATTGGCAAAATAGATTGTTTAATCACAGACGAATCGCACAGGCTAAAGTCCACAGGCTCAAATACTTACAAAAATTTTAAGAGATTATTCAAAGACGAAATCTTTAGAAACGGTAAGGTTTCTAAAGTATTTATGTCGGGAACGCCAGCACCCTCAAAATCAGCAGAATTATATACAGTATTGCACCAGATTTCACCGACTGATTTTCCAACAAAAAACCATTTTTTCACATATTATTGTGGAATGACATATAATTTAGATGGATTTGGGTGGGAGACGAATATTAGTATGGCAAAATTCGATGAACTATTTCATAAAATTGCTCCGTTCATCTACAGAAAGAAAAAATCTGAAGTACTAAAAGATTTACCAGAAAAAACATATCAGAGAATAGTTTTGGAAATGACCCCTAAAGAATATGAAGTCTACTATGCCCTTGAGGAGGGCGTTGCAAATGAATTTTTAAATAAAAATCTACATAATCCTCTATCAATAATGGGTAAGTTAAGGGAATATACGTCACATTTAAAAGTAAACAACGTAAAAGAACTAATTGATTCTATTTTAGAGTGTGGTGAAAAATTTGTTGCCATAGATTTTTTTAAGGATAGTCTTTATAAACTAAATCGATTATATCCAGAAATTAGTGCACTGCATACTGGTGATGAAAAAGATAGCATTCGTGCAGAGATTGTCAAGGACTTTCAAAACGAGAATGGAAAAATAAAAATATTTTTAGGTTCTGAGGGAACAACTAAAGAAGGTCTTACCCTCACCGCAGCAAGTAAGGTTGGTATGCTGACAATACCTTGGACACCCGGAGCACTTGACCAATGTACTGACCGTTTAAGCCGAATCGGACAAAAGAATGCCGTAAATGCATACGTTTTTATATATAAGGATACTATTGATGAATATGTTTTCAATTTAATCGAATCCAAAAGAGCAGAAATTTCTCAAGTAATTGATGGTGAAAAGTATGAGTCTGATGTCAATCAAAGTATTATTAACGATTTAATTAAAATTATTAAACAAAAGCATGGGAAAAATTTATAAGTGGGGTGTTAATCCATTCCGGGATTTCTTACTTAATTCAATTATGTTTGATGTCGACATTTCTGAAAGAGGAGCAAAACAAGATATAAACTCTGCTTTCACATATATTTTACAAAACCTTTTGAATAATGAAAAAGATGCATTACATTTGGACTTTGAAATAAAAAACAAAAACGACCATTATAGGGTGTTGGGAAATAATAGTGTGAGTGCATTATGGCTATCGGGAATAATACCAATTGATACTGAGTCGGCACTAAAGAACAATAGTTTTACCGTTAAAGATAGAAAATATACATATAATAGTAAAAAGAAAACGTTAACATACACAATATTAAAAAATTAGAATGAATAAATTAGAAATTCTTGGAGAAATAAAAGCCTTTCTTGATGGGTATAATACTGACTTAAAATACTTGGTGAATGTAGAGACACATCCCGACAGTAATTTTGCCGAATGTGTAATACATGAACCCGGAAAAGATAAAATAATTAAAAAGGTTGAATTTCAGCCTTTTATGTATATGAAGGATTTAACCTTGGAAGGCATGAAGTTATATGCTAGTGACCAAATGATATATCCGAATAAACTAAAGCAATACGGAATAACAATTACTCCGCTTAAGACTGGGAATCAAAAAAGGCTCAAGCATGGTTATTGTTATAAATTAACAAGTAGTAAATCATATAATTGTATCATCAATTTCTTAAAGGACGGAAAGATTTATCCATATGAAAAGGCTAGGGATGAAGCGGGTAATATTGTAAAAGATGAAAAGGATGAACCGATTTATCTTTATAAGGATATGTTTTATTCACCAAGACTCTACGAACAATTCTTTATCTCAACACAGTCGAGACTATATAAGGGTATAGAAGAATACAAGGACGTTCATAAGGTTGTATTTGACATCGAAACCACTGGTTTAAGACATCAGAGGTCGAGAGTCTTTGCTATTGGTGTTATGGATAACAGAGGGTTTAAAATCATATTGGAAGCCGAGAAACTTGATGATAATGATGCTGAAATAAAACTAATTCAAGATTTCTTCAATCTCATATCAATCCTACAGCCAGCGATTATTTGCGGATATAATTCAGAGGACTTTGACTTCCAATATCTTCTTGGCAGAGCAGAAGAACTTAAAATGGACCTAAGTAAAATTCCCACATCACTTAGAAACGATATTGGAATCAAAAGAAAACCAAACACAAGCGTTAAGTACGGCAATACCGCCGATAAATTTACGGCAACTGAGATGTGGGGTTACTCTGTTATTGATATTATTCACGCATCCAAAAGAACTGCTGCTGTGAACACCGAATTGAAGGCAACAGGTTTGAAATACGTTTCTAAGTTCGAAAAAATTGCTAAACCAAACCGAACATATATCCCCGGAGAAGACCTTTCTATTGGCAGATATTATGCAGAGAACAACATATTTCTTATTGACGAGAACAATAATTATCTCAATGTTCCTGGTGAGTATCAAGCCACAGCAAGAAAATTATTTAAACTACAATTAAATAAGCCAAATTATTCGGACGATGAATATAAGTCAATAAAAACACAATATTTGAAAGAATCTCCAGAATTTGTCACTTGGTTCAGACTCGAAGCATTACCAAACAAACTCACGACATTCATTACTGGTAAGAATCTCGTTAAGAACTATCTCCTTGACGACCTTTGGGAAACCGAACAAGTTGATGAACTCTATAACCAATCATCATTCATGTTGGCTAAAATCGTTCCAACCAATTATCAGAAAATCTGTACAATGGGTACTGCTGCGATTTGGAACTTGCTTTTAACGGCTTGGAGTTATGAGAACGATATTGCCATACCATACTGTGAAAAGAAAGAAGGTTTTAGCGGTGGTCTTGCGAGATGCTATAAAACTGGTTATAGTGAGAAAATTGTTAAAATCGACTACGCATCACTATACCCTATGCTTCAATTAACTTGGGATATCTTTCCTATGTTTGATATTACGGGTGTTATTAAGAAAATATTATTATATCTTACTACAACTCGTAACATCTATAAGAAACTCGCAAACAAAGACAGACTCAACGAAGAAGAACTGATGTTGCTTGAGAAAATCGATGCAGACGTGTATAGAAAATTATTATTGGATAAGATAACCGATGCCGATAGAGCGATGTTTAAGATTAAACAGTTACCCGTCAAGATATTGAACAACTCATTATTCGGTGCATTGGGTTCGGGAGTAGCATTCAACTGGTCTGATAGTATTTGTGCTGCACGTATTACTTGTTGCGGACGATTAGAATTACGTCATGCGATTTCATGGTTTAGAAAATATGGCTGTATGGCTTTGCTTGCTGTCACTGATGGTATAAACTTCCAAATACCCGAAAAGACAACTATTGAGGTTAGTAATGAGGGAATAACCGAGGGATTAAGTGAGGGATTAATTACTGAAATGTGGAGGTATAATGACAAGAGAGGCATTAGTGCACTCATTGAAAAATTCAACGATGAGGAAATGCTAAAGCCATATATGAGTGTTGATAATGACGGAGAATATATTAGTTGTTTAAACCTTTCACGTATTAATTATTCTACACTTTCATTAGTGAAAGATAAGAAGACCGGAGAAATGAAGGAAAAAATCAAATTAACTGGTAATACTATTAAGTCAAAGGTAATGCCGGGATATATTGAGGAATTTATTCAAGAAGGTCTTAATTTAATTCATCACGG